TTTCTCCAGATGAATATGAGCCGATCGCAAGACGTGCTGCAGAGTATATCGGAATGGGTATCTTTGACCCGACAACATTCGAAACAGTCCGATTAATGTACTGGCCAAGCTGCAGTAAAGACAGCCAGTATCGATTCCGCTATGCGGACAAGCCGTTTTTAAGTAAGAAAGAGGATGTTTATCGTATGCCGTATGGACGCAGGACCGCAAATTTCCCACGAAACTGTATCATCGTAGGAACTACGAACGATAAAGAGTTCTTAAAGGATAGAACAGGAAATCGTAGATTCTGGCCAGTTGGACTCGGAAAACAGAAACCAAAGAAGAACATCTTTCAGGAACTGCCGGCAGAAGTCGATCAGGTATGGGCAGAAGCAACTGCGAGATGGATGTTAGGAGAGCCGCTGTATATGTCTGGAGATGTCGCCAAAGTGGCACAGGAGAAGCAGGAAACTTACAGAGAAGCATCTCCAAAAGAAGGTGTGATCAGAGAGTTCTTGGAGAAGAAGATTCCAACAGACTGGGCACAGAAGAGTGTTGCGCAGAGAAAGTCCTTTTTCAATAGCGAATTTCAAGTAAAAGATGAGAGCAACTTAGTAGAAAGGGACCGAATATGTGCGGCTGAAGTATGGTGTGAGTGCTTCGGAGGGGATCTAAAGCAGATGAAAAGACACGATATTATAGAAATCAATGGAATCTTAAATTGTATGCAAGGTTGGGAAAGAAGACAACTTGTAAGAGTTGGTCCGTACGGATCGCAAAGAGGGTATATCCGTGTTAACAAAGGGTAAAAAGACAAACAGTTGTTAACATTCAAAAAATATGGCTGTTAACAAAGATAACATTGTGTAAACATTCAAAGTTAACACCAAAAACCCAGTAAATTCAATGGTTGTAGCTATTGTTAACAATGTTAACATTAAATTCTTTAAAAATAAAATATAAAGGGTAATAGTATAACGTACCCCATGTGCACACATACACGCGTATATATATAGGGGCAATATGTAAACACGTTAACAGCAAAGGAGAATGATATGAGAGAAAGCAGTATAGAATCTAAGTTCAGGGATGAAGTAAAAGAGGTCGGCGGTATGGCATACAAGTTTGTATCCCCGGGCAATGCTGGAGTACCAGACAGGGTTGTAATCCTTCAAGGCGGAAAATCTGGATTCGTAGAATTGAAGCGGCCAGGAGAAAAAACAACACCACTTCAGAAAGTTCAGATCCGTAAGATCTTGGCGACAGGATGTTATGCAACCGTTCTTGATGATAAAAAAGACATTGACCGAGTGATCTGGGAGATCGAAGCATGGAATCCCGGCAAGACCTTGGACAAGATCACAGAGTTAGAACAGAGAGGCATGATATGAGATTTGTACCACACAATTATCAGCGATACTGCATTAACCGCATGATCACGGATCCGGTCTTAGGATTGTTTCTTGACATGGGCCTTGGAAAGACAGTGATCACGCTGACAGCAGTGAATGATCTGAGGTTTAATCGGTTTGCGGTCCGAAAAGTTCTTGTTATCGCACCGAAGAAGGTTGCAGAAGATACATGGACAAGGGAATCACAGAAATGGGATCACTTAAAGATGCTTCGGGTGATCCCGGTTCTTGGAAGTATCAAACAGCGGATCAGAGCGATCAACACACCCGGCGATATCTGGGTGTTATCAAGAGACAATGTCTCGTGGTTGGTTGATTATTACAAAAATGACTGGCCGTTTGACATGGTGATCATTGATGAGTTGTCAAGCTTCAAGTCCAATAAAGCAAAACGATTCCGAAAATTAAAAAGTGTCAGGAGTCACATCCGTCGGATCGTAGGACTTACAGGAACACCGACTCCGAACGGACTGGAAGACCTGTGGGCACAGATCTATCTTCTGGATGAAGGAAAACGACTAGGAAAGACTTTAACCGGATACCGTGATAATTACTTTACACCAGGAGCAAGAAACGGAAATGTGATCTATGAGTACAATCCAAGGACATGGGCAGACGAAGAGATCAATGAACGGATCAAAGATATCTGTATCTCCATGAAAGCAGAAGATTATCTGGAATTACCAGAACGGATCGATAATGTCCGTCATATCAAACTTCCGGATAAAGCAAAGAAGCAGTATGAAGAACTGGAGAAGACGATGATCGCGGATATCGATGGAGAGACTATTGACGTTACAAGTGCAGCGGCTTTAAGTAATAAACTTTTGCAGCTTTGCAACGGAGCTGTCTATGAT